ATGCCAGGGGAGATGAGAGAGGTGAGCTTCATGATTAACGTTTGAAGTAACGGGAGTTGAGGGATGCGCCTGCGGTCGGATGTTTATAGACCTTGGGCATTGCACGGTGCATGGCCTCTTGCAAGGCAGCAGCGCGGTGCTTGTCAGCAGCTTTGTCTTGGTCGGCAACCAGTAGGCGTTGAAACCTACGGACCAGACCTTCAATGGCGTCAGCACGGTCGTCGTGCACCAACGCATTACGAACCTTCTGCATCTTAGCTAGCTGATACACAAACGAGTACAGCTGCTTGTCAGCAGACGAGTAACGGGCGCAGCACAAGCGATCTTCTTCGAGACAGTCGGAGGTAACGATCAAGGAACCTCGGCCCATGACAGGCTCAAGAGTTTCGATGATGCGTGCTTCCTTCATCCCGGTAACCAAGTCGTCTTCAATTGAAGGTACTGTAACCATGAGGTCCGCAGCCTTCTTAACTAACTTGGTAGTGAAGATTGTTGAGAACGCCCCATAGCCTAGGTTCTTTTCAATGGTCACACCAGCGATAGGGAACCGTAGCAGCTTGGTAGCAAGCTCATCTAGCTTGTGATCTTCGTAACCACCGGGCACGGCACCTACTGCAAGCAGGTAAACATTGCCGTTTAGGAAACCACCAACAGCATAAGCAGTCTCGTCACCATTGGCACCACCAGCAGCAGGGTCAACGTACGACCAGATTAGTTCGTACTTAGCCATTTCAGCGGACACGCTGTGCGGCAGACTAACCTTGAAAGGAAAGTCGCCGGCCATCATGTCCTTGACTGCTTGGCTTACAGACCGGATGACCTGCATAGGTGCAAGTGCCGTGGTCACGTCTAACAACACCAGCTTTTCTGGTTTCAGCGGGTAACGCTGAGCATCCGTAAGACGGGTGTTCAGCATATGCTGAAGTTGGAAGAACGCCTCACCCTGGTTTAGTTCCTTGGCTTGCAGCTTGTCCTCGTCCAGAAGCTCTGGATCAATAGGCTTGCCCTGGGTACCAAGTAAACCGCCACCTTGTTGAAGGGTGTGATCGCGCTTGATGCGCTCTACCAGCAGGGGTGCGAGGTGATCCCCATAGTTCTTCATCTGCTCTTGGGTCGGATAACGCCCAGGCCAGATGCGAACGGTGACACCTCGTGCAGGGAGGGTGTTGTAGATACTATCACCAGACTGCGGAGTACCTAGCCACACGATACGACCAACGGCGATAGACACGAAGTCTTTCGTTAGGTCGAGCAGCTGGGCGCGCATATGTGCAGTCAGAGAGTTCTTTGCAGACTCGACGTCGTCGGCGATGAGTAGGTCAGCACGCTTACCTTGAAGGTTTGCACCGATGCCAACACACGCCACAGACGGTGACTTGTCCACACCCTTGAGGCTGTGGTGAACGTCGAACGCTTCTGTACTTGTGCGGTCACCGGCCATCTTGTCAGGACGCATGCACTCAAGCACATCCATCGTCATGATGATGCGCACGATCAGTGTACTGATTTCGTTAGCCTGTGTACCACCAGCAGAGACGATAAGCACCCGGTGTGCTGGACTATGAATCAAGCACCAGACGGCGAAAGCTGCGGCGATAGTTGTCTTAGCTTGCGAGCGTTGGGCCTGGACCATGAGCCACTTGGGACCATAGACCAGGAAGCCAGCGATGTCGGCTTGAATGTCTGTGACACTGAAGCCGAGCATTACCATCACGTCTTCGAGAAAGTCGAGGAAGTTCTTGTAATGCTCTTGGACAAGGCGTAGCTCTTCCCAACGAATCTCAGCATCTGATACTGACTCACGCCCCTTCATTGCATGGTGCCTTGATAAGCTGTACTAGCCTCGTCCATCTCCACTTGAGACAGACCAGCCTTACCAGCGTCACGCCGCTTCTGCAAGCGATCACGCAGGCTATGCAGCCGTTCGTTGGTTTCCGGATCAGCAGTAATGCTGTTGTTATTGAGGTGAGTCAAGGCAACCGCGATGACAGCGGCGGAAGGCCGAACCTTCTCTTTATACCGCTTGCCATCAGGACCCTCCACCTCAATCTCTTGAGTAGTCACACCGTCGATCAACGCCTCGGTGACCAGGTTGTGTAGGTCAGCGAGTCGGGCAACTGTCGCTTTCTTTCCCGACATACTTCCTCCAAAGTTTGGTAAAGCCTTCGATGATCTCAGGCATCTTGGCAACGATCATCACGCACAGGTAGATGAGCGTTCCAAGTTGAATCAACTCCGGGACAGGGACGCCGAAGAGCATCATCCCGGATACGGACGTGGGAGGTGCTGCAACTGCGGCATCCTTCAGGAGTTGGTGTTGGTTCATTGTTCGTACACTGTATACGTGTAAGGTGAAGACGATCCTGTCATAACTAGCAGAGTCCTAAGATCACGAGACACCTTAGCTCGCGACGTTGAGATAGGTAGATTACCAGCTAATTCAAATACATTGCTGCCAAAGCGAATGACTGAGATGCTAGTGGATGTACCGCGTACCCAAAC